GTGCCTCGGCGTTGCAGCGAGTGGAATTCGAGGAGCCTTGCTTTGATTAAGGAGATCGATTCACTGCTTCGGTTGTGGGCGCAGGAGCTGCATTCAGAACATTCGAAAGGGGGGCTGGCTGGGGGGAATATGGTTGCCATGATGATGGAGAGCAACGGGCAACTGATCAGAGGGCGGCGCGCCTTCCGTGCGCCACTGGAGAGTTCGTTGGACATTGAACTGATCGTGACCAAGCACCTCGCGCCGGAGCTGGAGACGGTGGTGCGTGAGCATTACTGCACGCTCGATGTGGATATGCGCTTGCGGTATGCCCACTGCGGTTGTGGCCGCGACACGTACTACCAGCGTTTGCATGATGCGCATCTGCAGATCTTCGACGTGATGATGGGGCTGGCTGCGTGACCCCAGGTATTCGTCCGGCTGTTGTTGTCCCACTGGCCCGTCTTGTCTCGCTGCGTTTTGATGCAGTGGGACAGGTGCGGGCCTTGTCGTTGTTGGGTTGTCCCACCGTCCCGCCTAGTCGTGCCTCCCGCCCGTGTGAGCGTAGCGGGCGAGCAGTACGCGCTTACGCGCGAACGCGTGTTCTTTAAATTTCTTCCTATACACGAGAAAGGAGAAGGATAAGTAGGACAGTGGGGCGAAGCCCCGAATTTAGGCGCTCTCAGGTGTCCTACTTCGATTCTGAAAAGTGGGACGTATGGGACGCCACCGCAACAACAGATTGCCGTGGTGGTGTATTCGCCGACATTCGCTAGGCGTTCACCCTGCGTTGCCCACTTATTCACCGGGTGGCATTAAAACAGGGTTGCTGCCACCGGAATCGACCTGTAAAAAGTAGTCATCTTCGATAGGTGCGACCGCAGAGAGCGGCACAACAAACCGGCCATATGGCCGGTTTTTTATTGCTTGGCTTTTTTGCCTTTGCCCAAGTTCGAAAGCAGGTAAATGGTTACCCAGACAAACATGCCAATGCTGATGATGTTGAGGATGAGGTTCAGAACTTCAAATCGTGTCATCGGGGCATTGCTTCGACCGAACTGATAAATCTCTTCTCCATAAATGCACATTAGAGCGAGCAGGAACAGGTAAGAGGTGACCATGAAAAGGGTGGAACTGACAGCCTGTATTGCCTCTTGAAGCTGCTTCCTTCTCTCCGGGTCAAGACTGTACACAGCCACTGCCAGTGCCATTACTGCGCAAATCGTTTGAATCCAGTCATGTCCAGACACGCTATTTCTCTCCACAGATCGTTAGTGGGACAAGATGTTTGCCCAGATCACCATATCGACGATTTATCCACTTTCAAAAGCCTCAGGGTCAAAGAAATGACAAACGAGCAACAAGCACTGGCAGAAATGCCGATCTGGTTAGTGATCGTCCTGGCTCTGGTCGGTGGCGTATCGGGGGAGATGTGGCGAGCAGACAAGGATGGCGCGCGGGGCTGGGCGTTGTTGCGCAGGCTCGCGCTTCGGTCTGGTGCCTGCATTGTCTGCGGGGTGTCGGCGATGATGCTGATGATCGCGGCGGGCATGTCGCTCTGGACGGCGGGGGCTTTGGGTTGCCTGACAGCAATGGCCGGCGCGGATGTTGCCATCGGGTTGTACGAACGATGGGCCGCGAAACGGCTGGGCGTCTGCGAAGTCCCGCCATCCGGGGGCGAGCAGGGGTGATGCACCGATCTGGTGCGCCGAAAACCGCCGGGGACCCTAGGGGTATCTGAAGGGCACGGGGTCGGAAACCCGCGGGACTGTGTTAGCGGGCGGTTCACCAGCTTAGTGAACTGAGGTGAACTGGGGGTGAACAGGTGAACTCGCGGGGTGAACTGGAGAAATTAACCATGACAATCATCAGCAAAACGGAGTTTGCGGCCCGGCGCGGGTGGGCCAAATCCTATGTTTCCAAATTGGCCAGCCAGGATCGGCTGGTGCTTACCGAAAACGGCAAGATTGATCTTGAGGCTACTGAGGCGCTGCTCGATAAGACCAGCGACCCAAGCAAGGCCGCAGTCGCCGAACGTCACCAGCAAGAGCGGATTCAGCGCGACGTTTACAGTCAACTGTCCATACAGACCGAGCCGACTTCCACGGCTGCGCCGCCGCAACTCATACCAGTCGATGGCAAACACCCCGACTACCAGAAGTCCCGCGCGCTGCGCGAACACAACATGGCCAAACTGGCCGAGATCGAACTGGGCAAAGCGCAAGGCTCATTGGTGTCCCGGGAGGCAGTAGAGACCGGTGCCTATGACGCGGGTCGTTTGTTGCGCGACCAGCTGTTTGGACCGCTGCCGCAACTGTCCTATGACTTGGCGGCGATGACGGATCCCTGGCAAATCGAAAAACACCTGACGGCAACAATTCGTCGGACGCTGGAAGAAGCCGAGCGCCTCTCTTCAGCGGATCTTGAACACGCTCTGATAGCGGATTAAACCCATGCACACGGAATTTTCTGACGGTGCAAAGGTGTACCGTGAGAACTACTTCCGTGGACTGCGACCTGATCCCGATCTCTGGATCGATGAATGGGCCGACGAGTACATGCGAATCCCGCGAGACACCGGCGCCCCAGAGCCAGGCCAGTACCGCACCTCGCGGACACCTTATGCTCGCGAACCGATGCGCTGCCTGTCGCCGGCTCACCCTTGCAGGCGCGTGGTCACCATGGTGGCTTCGCAGTTGATGAAAACCCAGATCGCCCTCAACTGGATGGGTGGCCTGATCCACATGGCGCCTTCAAACATCTTGGCCTTGCTGCCCAGCCTCGGATTGTCCAAGCGGGTCTCGGGGCGGATCAGCAAAACCATCAAGGCCACCCCGGTGCTGCGTGAGCGCGTGGCCACCAGCCGCTCACGGGATGCCCGCAATACGATGGACACCAAGGAATTTGAAGGTGGTTCGCTGTACGTGACCACCGCCGGTTCTGCGGCCAACCTCTCGGAGCTGTCGGCACGTTACATCTATGGCGACGAAGTCGACCGCTGGGAAAACGATGTCGGTCAGGAGGGGGATCCCATCAGGCTGGCCGAAACGCGGGCGACCAACTTCGGGCGCAACGCCAAGATCTATTTTTCCAGTTCGCCGACGATCAAGGGGGCCTCGCGGATCGCCGATCTGTTCGAGTCCAGCGACCAGCGTCACTATTATGTGCCGTGTCCCACCTGCGGCCATATGCAGGTGTTGGAGTGGGAGCGGCTGCACTACAGCGCGGACTTCGCCACCGTGCATTACGAGTGCGCCGCTCCTGAATGCGACGTGCTGATCGAGGAGCACCACAAAAGCGATATGCTCGCCCGGGGTGAGTGGCGCGCGCATGGTCGTGGCGATGGCAAGACCGTGGGGTTTCATCTCAGCGCCCTGTATTCGCCGACCGGCTGGATGGATTGGGCCTCGCTCGCCGTCGAGTTCGAGGATGCTAAAAAAGCCCAGTCACAAGGCGATACCAGCCTAATGCAGGTGTTCTACAACACCCGTCTGGCGAAGGTTTGGGACAGCGCGCTTGAACAGACCAAGGCGGAAGTGTTGATCGCTCGGGCGCGTCTGGAAACCTACACCCTCGGCGCTATGCCGACCGGCGTACTGATGCTGACTGGCGCCGTCGACGTCCAGGCTAACCGCCTGGAGTTGATGGTGATGGGCTTCGGCGTCGGCATGGAGCGGTGGGTTGTTGACCACCAGATCATCTGGGGCGACCCGGCAGACGAACGCACCTGGGCGGTGCTGGACGAGAAACTCAAGGCTCGTTACCGGCATCCCTGCGGTGTGGGTCTAGCGATTCTCGCCGTGGGTGTCGACTCCGGCGGTCATCACACAGATGAGGTCTACCAGTTCTGCCGCGTTCGCCGCTGGCGCAACATCTTCGCCATCAAGGGCGCAAGCAAGCCTGGTAGGCCGGTGATTGCACAGCGCCCATCCATGGTTGACGTGACGTGGAAAGGCCAGACCGAACGCAACGGAGCCGAGCTGTGGTTCGTCGGTACCGACACCGCAAAAGACTGGATCTACAACCGCTATCCATTCCCGGACGGTCCGGGATCGCTGCACTTTGCCAACGACCTGCCGGACGAGTTTTTCGCCCAGTGCGTCGCTGAGCGCAAAGTCGTGCGCTACGTGCGCGGCCACAAGCGCATCGAATGGGTGAAGGGCAAGGCTGAGCGCAACGAAGCGCTCGACCTGATGGTGTACTGCCTCGCTATGGCGCATTACCTGGGCATCAACCGTTACCAGGAACACGATTGGGACAGGGTGCGACAAGCCCTGGCCCAGTCCGGCTTGTTCGATGACGCCTTGAGCATCAAGCCTGTTCAGGGCGAGCGACTTGATGTTGAGCAAACGCCGGCACCCACTGCTGTACGCCAAGCCCAACCCGCACCACCCGCTGCACCGGTTACACAATCACGACCGGCAGCCCCCCCTCAACGCCGCAGCTCAGCCAGCGGCTACCTGAAGAGACGCTGATATGTCATTTACGAAAAAGCACCTCGAAGCGGTTGAGGCGGCCATTGCTCGCGGTGAGAAAACTGTGCGCTACACCGACCGTACCGTGGAATACCGCACGGTTGATGAGCTGCTCAAGGCGCGCGAAGAAATACGCTCGTCGCTGGCCAGCGCCGCCGGGCCACGTTCGCGCGTGGTTCGCCTTTATCACGGGGGCAAGGGACTTTAATGGCCCGACATTTTCCGACGTTGACCCGTAACGGCTTTGTCCTGCCGTCCAACATCAAAGCCAGCTACGAAGGCGCTGGGGAAGGGCGCCGCTCCACTGGCTGGGACGCTCCCGACAACGGTATCAACAGCATCAACACCCCGGCACTGCGCAACCTACGGTCGCGTTCACGTGCAGCGGTTCGCAATGACCCTTACGCCTTCAACGTCATCGACAAGCGCGTCAGTAACCTGATCGGCACGGGCATCACCCCTCGACCCACAACCGACGATGATGCTTTGCGCAAGCTTCTGCAGGAGCTGTGGGGGGATTGGGTCGATGAGTCGGACGCGGATGATCGCACCGACTTCTACGGCCAGCAGGCGCTGGCAGCACGCACGGTTGAAACCTCGGGCGAGTGCTTCGTACGGTTGCGTCCGCGCGGGCTTGATGAAGGCCTAGCCGTTCCGCTGCAGCTGCAGATCCTCGCACCGGAATTCGTGCCGCACGACAAATTCGAGACCACCAAAAACGGCAACGTCATCCGCGCCGGCATCGAGTTCACCCCGGGCGGCAAGCGGGTGGCGTACTGGATGTACCTGTCGCATCCCCGCGATGCAGCCTCGCTTAACGCCGGCTACAACCAGTTGGTCCGCGTGCCGGCGGCTCAGGTGCTGCACATTTTCGAACCGGTGGAGCCTGGTCAGTTGCGCGGTGTGCCGCGATTGTCGCCGGTGCTCAAACGCCTGCGCAGTCTGGACAACTACGACGACGCGGTGCTGTTCCGTCAGGAAGTGGCCAACCTGTTTGCCGGTTTCATCAAGCGTCCGGCGCCGGAGTCGGGGCAGACGCCACGAGATCCAGTTACCGGCGCCTTGCTGGATATGGATCGCGACGGCTTCACCCCGATGGTCGCGCTCGAACCCGGCACCATGCAGGAACTCGGGC